TAGTACTATTTGCGTTATCTGACTTCGTAATGGTATCAGAACCAGGGAACTGTAATTGTTCAATGAGATATTCATGTGAGAGCTGAGCAAATCTGCGGCGCTCATCAGTGTCAAGGAAGATATAATCTACCCACATAGCAACATCATTAAGTTGCAACTTGGTAGAAACACCAGCTAAGTTATTATTATTCTTACTTAATAATTTTGTACTTTTATTATCTGCGAATAATTCATCATCATCTATGGCATCACAGTAATTGGTTGCAGCAGTGTCAACCATTTCAGAAGCTGATGCATAAGTAATGTTAATCTTCACCTCATGATATTGAAGTGCAATTAATGGGAGTGCCAGTCCTACATTACGACAGAACCAGAATTCAAGAGGAACATATATTTCATAACTGTCACCAGGACCCAAGAAAATGGATCGATTCTTAGCATCACCTCCAACCATTAATCTGTACCCGTCCTTCTTTCCAGGAGATAAGGACAATTCATTCCAGATATAAAGCCATTCAGAATAGTGTTTATCAATTCTTTGACCACCAATCTCAAGCTCAATGGTCTTAAGCAATCTTTGTCCAAAATATGGAACAAGAGCAACACCATTTGTAGCTGTTGTAGGAGTAGTTGAAACAGCATTGTCATTTTTAATCTTGGCACTGTAGTATATTCTGTTAATCAAATCACCATTACGTGTAATAAGAACACTGACAGAAGAACCGAAGTTGTTATTTCCATTGAATGATTGTTCAATGGCTTCCATAGCAAAGTTAGTATGGCGACGATAGACCACCTTGAAGAAAGTAATCTGTGGATTACCAGTTAAATACATGTCTTGAGCACCATAAGCAACAAGCTGAAGAAGACCACCACCCATTTATGTTATATTCTTTATACTATAATAGGAGAAAAAAAATGAGTTATATTATTTTTAGTTGCTGTAAGCAAGACCTCCCATACCTGACATAATACGAAGGACATTGTAATTGACAGCAAAGACATTTACAGTACCTTCAACCTGAGATGTCATAGAAAGGACAGCAGTATCTATACGAGACATATTAAGAGTTCCAGATGGCTGATGTTCTTCTGGTTTCAAGGCAAATGAATAAACATTAATACCTCTGTTATCTGGGATATTAGTATGATGTTGATATGGTTGCACATAGTTGAAATAGCTACCATCGCGTTCTGCAAAACGGTCATTTCCATTAAGCTGCAACAAGCATCTGGTCAATGGGTTGGCACCTGTAGGATAAATTCCTGCAATAAGATTTGAAGTGCTTGCTCCTACAAGACCAGATGCATCAGTATCCAATGCAGAATCAGCAGTATAGTTATACCATTGATGAGCTGTGTTGGCGGTTTTCTTGGCAACCCATACAAGTTCCTTGCAAGGATGATTAAAGTTAAGTCTGTATCTGTTTCCTGCATTTGCTGTAATAGTTTCAGAACCTGTGAATTGAAGTTGTTCAATGAGATACTCGTGAGAAAGTTGTGCGAATCTACGACGTTCATCAGTATCAAGGAAAATATAGTCAACCCAAACAGTTGCATCAAAACTCTTGGTGTTTTTAAAGTCAGTAAGAGTAGCAGCTGACAATGCAGCAGTACCTGTTTGTGGTGCAATACACTTGTTGATATCTTCAAATTGGATCTTGAGTTTTACTTCATGGTACTGAAGTGCAATTAATGGGAGTGCAAGACCAACATTGCGACAGAACCAGAATTCAAGAGGAACATATAATGTTGTGACATCCTTGTTCAGTCTCGCAGTTTCACTTGTACTAGAACTTGGAGAACTTGTAAGGTCACCATCTGCACCAACCATTGATTGATAACCATATTTTTTGCCAAGAGGAAGAGAAAGTTCATTCCAGATATAGAGCCAATCAGCATAATGTTTGTCAACCTGTTGACCACCAATTTCAACAGATACTGATTGAATCATCCTTAATCCAACATAGTTGACATATCTATCTGTTGTTTGTGTAGTATAACTATAATTAGCCAATGCAGGAAGTTCAACTTGGAGATACGTGCGATGGATTAAATCACCATTGCGAGACACAGTGACATTCACACTATTGCCAAATGCAGTAGTTCCGTTAAAGGTCTGTTGAATAGCTTCAATGGCAAAGTTAGTATGGCGACGATAGACCACTTTGAAGAAAGTAATCTGTGGATTACCAGTTAAATACATGTCTTGAGCACCATAAGCGACAAGCTGAAGAAGACCACCACCCATTTATGTTATATTCTTTATACTATAATAGGAGAAAAAAATATATGATATAAGAATGTAGACATACATCTTGAATATATGCAGTTGCAATGTTTAAAGAAAAAACTTCCAAGAAACGACTGAATGTTCCAAATAATGCAAAAGATAATGCAACACTTGATGTTATGCATAATAAAATGATAAAGACATTTTCAGGAAAAATGCAAGAAAAAGAAACCCTTTCAGAATCTCTCAAGGATTTAATACATGTACAATGTATTATTAAAGACAGAATAGAATTGTTGTATAATGCAACTGACATAAATGAACATTATGATGTTTTGTGGTCCTCAAATATACAAATATCTGAGGAAATTATAAATATTAATAACAAAATAAGATTAATAGAAGAATATGATGAAATTGAGTATTATAAAAAAACGAGTAATATTTTGTTTAGTTATTATGACATGTTAGAGAAACAGTCCAGAACCACTAAAAAGTTAAGTCAAGTGTCAACAAAATTTACAAATAAAACTATTTTAGATGCATTGAATAATATAAAATCTCAACCACTTAATGAATCACAAATGGTTGAAGAAATTGTGACAGATAAAAGTACGCTTGTTGACGAATACCTTTTTATAACAGACAAACAACACATTAAGAAGATTAATTACGATGAACTAGAGATGTGTCCTAAATGCAAGAAACAAATGACGTGCTTGCAACATGATGCTATTATCATTTGTGATAACTGTGGCTATCAAGAATTACTACTTGTTGAACAAAACAGACCAATTCTCAAGCAAAACACAAAGGATACATCTCATTTTAGCTATAAACGTATCAACCATTTTAGAGAATGGTGTAACCAGGTACAAGGGAAAGAAAGTACAGATATTCCAGATGAAATCTTTGAGAAAATCTTACACGAAATAAAGAAGGAAAAAATAACTGACACACGTTCTATAACATATAACAAAATGAGAGAAATTTTGAAACGCTTGCGAATCAATAAATACTATGAACATATAAATTATATCATAAATCGTATTAATGGTATTCCTACTCCACAATTTTCTCCGGAATTAGAGGAAAAATTGTGTAACATGTTCAGAGACATTCAAGGACCTTTTCTCAAACATTGTCCAAAGGATAGAAAGAATTTCTTATCATATAGCTATGTATTGTATAAATTTTTTCAGATTTTAGGTTTGTATGAATACCTTAAATACTTTCCACTCCTGAAAAGCAGAGAAAAATTGTACATTCAGGATCAAATATGGAAGAAAATATGCCAAGAATTGAAATATGATTTTATAGCATCACCGTCTTTATGATATGAACATAAAAATATTATTTAGAAACCACGGGGAAAACCTACAAGTTGAAAACCTGCACCCAACCCAACTCCTTGTCTTGCCCCACCAGAATATGCAGGGGCAAGCAAATCAAGAATAGAGAATACACATGCAGCAGTCAATGCAATGAACAAGATTTCACTGGGTTGTAATCTTGATTTAGGTAATATATACGCAACAATGGCAACAGCTAATCCTTCAAATGCATATTTAATCAATCGGGTCAAAGCCTCCCATAAATCAAGTGAATAGTCCATTATACTACTTTATGAGAATATTTTTTTTGATTTTACTGTACATGTAATATATATAAGAGTATGTTTATATATTATGAATATAATAGTAAAAAATGACAGATATGGTGGCAGTAAAGGAATATGATTATTTAGACGAAGACAAGAAGATAAGAGGACAAAACTATGTTTTAGTCTCTTTCATCAGTCCAGAAGATATCCTTCTAAATAAGGAAGCCTTTTATTTCTCAAGATATTTGCAACAATTCAGCAAAGACATGCAAACTTTATTTAGTGGTATTGAAAGCAAGTATCCAGATTCAAAGGACCTTATTGATACTATTAGAACAAATCATGCATATATTTCAGATGCAAATGAAATGAATGAACAATACAAATTCTTCAAATCAGTGAATTCATCAGAAATTGAGGCTGATTATCACAGAGACAACAACTTCCAAACTACTATTCGTGGTCTGAAGGTAAGAGGTGTATTTGATACACTTGAGGAGGCGAAGGGTCGTTCTGAGTTCCTCAAGAAGGCTGATAGCAAATTTGACATTTTCATTGGGGAGGTTGGTGTATGGTGTCCTTGGTCTCCTAATCCTAATGATTTGGAGAACCAAGAATATGCAGAGACTCAACTCAATACATTGATGAAGAAATACAAGGAAAACATGGATAATAAAGATGAGCTTTTTGAGAAACGCAAACAAGAACAAATTGATATCTCCAAGAATAAGGCTGCTGCTTCCACTGAAGTTTCTGAATTAGCAGATACTTTGTCCAAGACAGACCCTTGGACTGAAAGAAAACAAGAAGAATCTAATGACATTGTGAACTAATTGCAATTATTTTTATATCATTTATTATAAGATATCAGATGAAAAGCATAGCAATCTTTTTATTATTTGTTGGAACTGTTTTGATTATCCAAGGATACTATAGCAATTTAGCAGCATGCCCTAAGCCAAAAACTATCATAAAGTACATCCCTCGCTCTACATATGAAGAGCAGTTATCAGGTAATGAGAACCTGCAATCATATTACAAAGGAATGTTTGAAGATGCTACACTCAGATAAAAGTGTATAAGTATAATAGATATGAACGAGATTTCAGACTATATATTTAACCATGTTGATAATAAGCATCAGTATCCTATCAACAAGGTAGAACTTTTAATCAGTAAATATGCTGAGCAAAAAAAATTTAAAGACCAAGCAGAAGAATCACAGTGTATAACATATGTTGAGAAGTATGATGCTCCAAGAAATATACAAAATGATATGTATACTACTTATGTCAATGAAAGAAATGAGCTTGTCAAATCTTGGAAATCCGACAAATCAAAAGCCTCGCTTTATAAAATGTTAAATATGCATTTTGACTTCAAAGATATTCCAGAAATTTACACACATACTATCATATCATCAAAAGAACCCAGAATTCATCAAAACAAACAACCTGTTACACATATTACTAAGGAAAGACGTATAAACAAAATCATTGACCCTGTACAAAAACCTGAGACTAAACAACCAAAGATTACTAAACAAACAAAGAGTGAATCTAAAAAAACTGTAGGGAAATCAAGATGTGGTATAAAGAATCTGGGAGCATCTTGTTACATCAATAGTGCTTTACAATTACTCTTACATATAGATGAATTCAATAAAATAATGTTAAGTATACCTAACCCAAATGCTATTTCCAAGGCTTACATCAATATATACAATGCATATCAAGGCGACAAAATATCAACAGACCTAATTGAGGAACTTGTTAAGATATTGAATAATAATTTGAAAGTTAAGGCATTTGATGTATCTACAATACAATCAGATGTATCAGAATTCATGTTGAAACTTGTAGAATATATTGATAACAAGGATA